GAAAGTTTACAGGTGGTCTTTCTCGTTTAGTACAGGTTGGTTATTCTAAAAACGTATTGAAACTTGACTACTCTTCACTATATCCTTCTATTCAGTTGGTTCATGATGTGTTCCCTGCTTGTGATGTAACGGGAGCGATGAAAAGTATGTTAAAGTACTTCCGAGACACTCGTATCAAGTACAAGAATTTGGCAAGTGAATATAAAACAATTGACCCGAAACTTGCAATTTCATATGACAGAAAGCAGTTACCAATCAAAATCTTTATTAACGCATTCTTTGGTTCGTTATCTGCACCACAAGTATTTCCGTGGGGTGATATTGATATGGGTGAACAAATTACTTGTACAGGTAGACAATACCTTCGTCAGATGATTATGTTCTTTATGAAAAGAGGTTACGTTCCATTAGTAATGGATACCGATGGTGTGAACTTTGAAACCCCACAAGATAGAATTGACTACAAGTATATTGGTAAGGGTCTTAACGGGTTAGTAAAAGAAGGAAAAGAATATGTTGGAGCAGAGGCGGATGTTGCTGAGTATAATGACCTATTCTTACGTGGAGAAATGGGTCTCGATATCGATGGGGTATGGCCTTCAACCATTAACGTGGCTCGTAAAAACTACGCACTTCTAACAGACAAAGGAAAAGTTAAACTTACAGGTAATACCATTAAATCTAAAAAACTTCAAACATATGTTGCAGAATTTTTGGATACAGGTCTACGAATGTTATTAGACGGTAAGGGTGGTGAGTTTTTAGATTTCTACTACGAATATGTAGAAAAACTTTACTATAGACAAATTCCTTTGGCTAAAATCGCAAACAAAGCCCGAGTTAAACAATCTATTGATGATTACAAAGTTCACATTACTAAAACAACAAAGGCTGGTAATATGATGTCCCGTCAAGCACACATGGAACTTTTAATTAAAGAAGGAAAAAATCCTGGTCTTGGTGATACTATCTTTTACGTAAACAATGGAGAAAAGAAATCACACGGTGATGTACAAAAAAAGAAAGATGAACTTGTTTTGAATTGTTATCTGATTGATGAGAGGGATATTGAAATGAATCCTGATTTATTAGGTGAATATAATGTTCCGAGATATTTGGCGGCTTTCAATAAAAGAATTGAACCATTATTGGTTGTCTACAAACCTGAAATCAGAGAAGACATTCTAATTGAAGACCCGAAGGATAGACCGATATTTACAAAATCACAAACAGAATTAGTTCGTGGTTATCCTATGAAAGAAGCACATCAAGATACTTTAGATGAGGTACTTTCATTATCTGATATGGAGTTAACATTTTGGCAGAGTGTTGGAATTGACCCGTACTACATGTATTTAGAAAATACTTTAGATTTAGTGGATATGGATTGGGTTAAAAACAATAGACATATGATGGATGAGTATGTAAGACAAAACAAGAAAGTAGACCAAGACGAATATTATGAATTTGATGCTGATGGAGATTTGATGGCTCTTAGTTTCGACTAAGAGTTTTTCAAACCATCAGATGACAGAATATACCAATAATCGCCAATTTTTCTAAATTCAACACAAGCACCTTTATCAAGTTCGATAATATCAAACTCTTCATCAATTAAAGAGTCCGCAGATACGTTTACTTTAGTTAATGCCTTTATAACAATATGGTCCGTTGTTTTGGAATCTAAAAATAATTCACAAAACCCAACCGATTTTACAACAATACATGACTCACCAGTAGAAGTATATTTACTATCTGTAACTACCGCGGCTTCTGAAGTGATAACTTCAAATCCATTAATAATTTTCTTTGAGGGTATTGATTTGAAAACTGACATAAAAAATTAAATTACTGTATATGGACTTTGGAATGCCCTGAACTTTAATAATTTGTTCAAGTTCTCCGCTTGTAAAGCCTTTTGTTCCATCATTTTTTCAGGTCTTAACCTTTCTAATCTAGTTTTAAGTTCTTCCCATAACATTGCCTTTTCATCTTTAGCTTCTGTTGAGAGTGATGCGTAGTCCATCGTAAGTTCAGAATCAGGAATTTTAAGATTTCCACTAAACTTACCTCTTACTCTTGCTAAAGTTTCTTTACAATATGCGGTAAACCATCTTCTGACCCAAGTTTGTGCAGGTGGATTTAATTTGTCCCATCTTAATTTATCTAATGGAATATCTGAAGGTAATCTAACTACGTCAGGATTTTTAGATAAACAATCTTCTCTATCAAATGTGTCATAGTACCAATACCAAACTCGGTATTGATTTCTTTGCATATTACCAAAATCAAATTTACCACCTGGTACATTCATTAAGTGAATTGCTTTTTTACCTTCAGGTAATGCCGTAACTCTATATGTTAAATCACCTGTGATGATTCTTCTTTTCATTTGGATGTCCGCCATTCTTAAAAGGATATCGAATGCGGGTGTAATAAAGTAGTTTCCTGTTGTGCCCATTTGTGAAAATCCAGCACCACCACCTAAACCGATACCACCAAATCCACCGAATCCACCCATGAACGGGTCAAAGTAAGCAGCATCTAATTCAGGTCTTGCAAACCATAAAAGTTCGTTTAACTCTCTACCTGCAGGAATTTCATATATTTGTTGATTAGGTACCAAATCAATATAATCTTTTTTCAAAACCCAATCACCACCGGCTTGTAAACCTACAATTTTAGAATATGCGTAAGTGTATTGGGTTTCCCAATCCATACTTCTTGTTGATAATGCTCTTGTAATTGATTGTTCGTCTAAGTTCAATCCATAGACCGAGGTCCATTGAGACTCAATTAACCAGTCTTGTACGTGTTGTTCGTAGTCCTCGATAGATAACTCTAATAAAGAGTCCATCATTTCATCCTCTAATTCTACTGAACGTAAAGGTGCACCCAAAAGATTACGTATTCTTTTGTAAAGTTTACTTCTATCTGGCTCGTTGATTATAATTGGTGTTGACATAGATTTTTTTATATAAATATCTAGTCAAAATAATTCTACACCGACTTCTTTTTAATTTGAGTTGTATATTGGTCGTTGACAAATCCCCAATTCACTACTTTCCAAAAGTTAGATATGTATTCGTCTCTTTTATTTTTGTACTTCAGGTAATATGCATGTTCCCATAAATCTAACCCAAGTAATGGGTATCCACCATCTTTTTCGGTATTCATTAAAGGGTTATCTTGGTTTGATGTAGTCATAACTTTCAATCTATTATTTTTGGTTAAAACTAACCAAACCCAACCTGAACCAAATTTTGATTTTGCTTCAGAACTAAATAATTCTTTGAATTTTTCAAAAGAACCGAAGTCTTTTTTTATTTTTGAAAGTATTGGGTCTGTTACTTCTTGTTTTTTTGGGGATAACATTTTCCAAAATAATGCGTGATTAAAAGCCCCTCCACCATTATTCTTAACGACTTTATTAAATTTTGATATCTTTTCTATGATTTCTTCTAAGTCTAAATCTTTTCCTTTAATTTTTTCTAATTCAACATTTAATTTTTCCACATACCCCTTGTAATGTTTATTGTAGTGTGTGTTCATAGTATCACTATCAATAAATCTTTCAAGTGAGTTATAATCATATGGAAGTTTTTCTACGCTTACTTTTTTTATTTCAGTAATAAGAGTATTTTTTTTTGATGAGTCTATTTCTAACATAGATTCAATCTCACTAATTTTTTTTGAAAAGGATTTATATATTGATTTTTCCATGTCCTTGTTGTTTTTTTCAAACTTTTTGATTTCTTCAGACGCTTGTGAACTTGCCTCATCTTCATTTTTTCCACCAATATCTTTACCTGGTTTTCTTTTCAAGATTGTTTTTTGATATTCGTGAGACCATTCATGAGCTAATGTCCTCATTACATCACGATTTAATCTATCTTTAACTAAAATTTTAAGTTTGTTTTTGTTAGTACTTGAACCCGTTGTCATTTCGCCAGTTCTACTAGATTGAAATGAAATGTCTATATCATCTTTTAAAGGATAATTTTTTTTGAGTTGTAAAATAAAGTTATCAATTAACCTCCTATCCTCCTTTGTTGGTTGAATCCCTTTGTATTCTATATTAACTTTCATGATATATAAATATCAACGACGATTAGAAATCATATTTAACATTTCTTCAATTACCGTCGCTTCATCAAACATATCATCACCCATAACCGTTGAAATGATTTTCTTTTTTCTATTTAATATATCATAGATTGCACCTTCAATTGTGTTTTCAAATAGTGGGTAATAAACCGATGTTGAGTTTTTCTGACCAATTCTATGAGACCTGTCTTCCGCTTGTGAGTGTTCTGCCGGTACAAATGATAAGTCGTTCATAATCACAGCCTCCGCTGAGGTTAGAGTAATACCTACACCCGCAGCCTTTAAGTTACCAACAAATACTTTTATCTTATCGTTTGTTTGAAATTCATCAACAGCATTTTGTCTGTGGAACTTAGTACAACTACCATCTAAATAAACCGCTTGTTTTCCAAAATGGTTATATATTTCGTTTAATGTGTCCGTAAAGTTTGTGAATATGATTACCTTTTTACCTTGTTCAATAATATTTTCAGCTAGTTCGATTGTGTTTTTAATTTTTTCCTGTGCAATAACTTTTCTAACTTTCATCAATTTAGAAAACTGAATTGTTAAAGATGCCGACTCTTCAGGATTTTCATCGTACCAATCGAAGTATTCACCCATCAAATCTTCATAATCTTTAGATTTCAATCTTAAATAAACAGGAGTAATAATTTTTTCAGGTAAATCTAAAACGTCTTCCTTCAACCTTCTAAGAATATGAGTTGATGTCCGTTCTCTTAATTCATCAAGGTTCGAAGCTCCTGTAACATTCCAAACTTTTCTTTTACCGACACTAAATTGAAACCCATTACAATATCTTTTAGCATAAGCCATCCAATTCATAGCAACAGGACTATCAACAAGATTTAATAAGTTGTAATAATTCATAGGTCTTGAAGTCATTGGGGTTCCCGATAACAACCACACCCTTGTTGATTTTTGAGCGATGTCGTTTGCGATTTTTGTTCTTTGCGCTTGTGGGTTTGAAATCATGTGAGCTTCATCCATGATTACCAAATCAAATTCTGTTTTTAATATTTCTGACTCTTCTTTCTTTTTTGGGTCGTGAAAATTTTTTAAGATATCATAATTGATGATAACAAAATCGTGTTCGGTTGAAAATTTCTTTCCTTCTGCAATAAAAACAGACCTATCAGAATAATTTGCAATTTCACGTTCCCAATTTATCTTTAAAGACGCAGGACATACTATTAATATTTTTTTAGCCCCTGTTTCTAACGCGGCAACAATTGTGGAAGTTGTTTTACCAAGACCCATATCATCGGCTAAAATAAACTTCTTATTCTTAACCAATTTTTCAATTGCTTCTTTCTGATGAGTCATTGGGGGTCTGTGAGAATATTTTTCATACTCTATTTGGACATTCTTTACTTCATTGTCTTTGATAAGTGCCGATTTAGGCATCCAAAACTCATGTATTGTTTCTCCACTGAATATTTTACCCCAAATATGATATGACTTATCTTTTTCTACCAACAACTTTTCAACATATATTTCTGTCGGTTCTTTTGTGTACATCTTATCTTCCATAAGTTTTTTACCAAAATATGAATCTAATTTGACCCATTTTTTTGCAACTTTTGGATTTGTGTTTTGATAATTGATAATATATTCCGCCTGACTTCTTGTTGGTGTAAAAGTCTTACTATTTTCCTTTTTGTGTTTCAAATTAAGGATGTAGTTATTTGACCCTTCATAATTATCTAAAATTGCGAGGGCTTTTGACTCAGGTGTTTTTGACACAAAATCTTCCATAATATATTAAAATATAATAAACAACTATAAAAAATCAATCAAAGTATTTATAGGTATGGCAGACAATAGAGTACCTATTACAAGACTGAACAAATTTTTCTCCGAGGAGGATTTTGATTTGGACATTTCTATGGGGGATGAATGGTTAGGTGGCGATATGAATTTCACACTTGTTTTATATCGTGTAGATAGACAAAGGACACTTAGTGATGATGTATACGGAGAAACTTTAGAGGACGGAATACAATTCCTACCTCCTGTTGAATTCAAAGGATATGTTAAAATTGAAGCTCCGTCTAACGTTGATTATGGTGCGTCACGTTTATCTCAATCAGAACCAGGCAACTTAAGAGTTGGAGTTTATCAAAAACAGCTTGAAGAGTTGGGTGTTGATATTAACTATGGTGATTACATTGGATACTATGAAACAGAAAATAGGGTTCGTTACTATAGTGTTGTTGATGATGGTCGTGTATTAAGTGATAATAAACACACATACGGAGGATATAAACCATTTTATCGTTCAATCGTTGGTACCCCTGTCACTGATAACGAATTCAAAGGATTATAATAATGGCATTACCGTCTAAAATAAAAAAACATTTACCATTGATACCCGAAAAGGTTGGTCGTGAAAGAAGACAACAAATGTTGGATGATATCACTGACTACGGAACTTTTTTACCTAAAGGTGTATTACACGCCGATTTAGATTTGGGGATGTTAGATTTTGTTAAAGAACAATTAAAATTAGTTGTTTCTGAAAAAACAGTACCTACCGTCGATAAAATTATCACAACTCAGAACTGGTCACAATTTACTGAAACATGGAACTTTCAAGATTTAGACAAAAACATTTCTTTACCATTCATTGCTACGGTCAGAAATGCTGATGTAAAATACGGTACTTTCCAAGGAGGTGCTGCTAACATACCAAACAGAAGACAATTCTTTTATTATACTGTTCCTACTTGGGACGGTCAAAGAAAAGGCGCCGATGTCTACACAATACCACAACCAATTCCTGTTGATATAACTTATAATGTAAAGTTATTCTGTAATAGAATGAGAGAAGTTAATGACTTTAATAAAATTATAATGCAGAAGTTTACATCAAAACAAGCGTATACTCAAATCAAAGGACATTATATTCCAATTATTATGGAAAGTGTTGGTGATGAGTCCGTTAAAGAAATTGAAAAAAGAAAATACTACATTGTTAATTATACTTTCATAATGAAAGGTTTATTAATTGACGAAGCGGAGTTCAAAGTTTCACCCGCAATTACAAGACAAGTATCTTTATTTGAAGTTGACACTAAAGTAAAATCAGGTAGAGTAAAAACAGAACCTGCAAGACCTAATAATTTTGATTTGAATTTATTGTTCGTTTCAGGTAATACTCAATTGACTGAAGTTTTCAGGTACACTGTTGATTTGAAAACTACGGAAATGACTAATGTGAGTTCTTATGATGTGTATATAAATTCAAACTTTGTGGGTACCAATTTGACGACTATTCAAATAAATGATGGTGATACTTTTTTAATTACTGTGACTAAAGTTGATAATACTAAATCCGCAGAAATTAAGACCGTAGCTTACTTAGTTTAATTATTCACCATATAGGTCAACTTTCTCTTTGCAATTATCGATAATTAGTTTTTCTAAATACTTATACATCTTCAAACCATTTTTATCACAATAATCCTTAAGAACAGAATGTACTTCAGGTTTTATTTTAAGGTTTTTTATTTTTTTTTCTTGTGTTTTCATAATGGTAGAAAAAAGGTAGAATTTATTCTTCCTTCCTGATAAATATTATCACAGGGGAAAGTTTTTTGTAATTTGAGCGTGTATTTATATATAAAAAATAAATTCTAAAAACATTTTTATTAACATGGCATCATCTAATAAGGTTTTCGTTTCTCCAGGTGTATATACATCAGAAAGAGACTTAACGTTTGTTGCTCAAAGTGTTGGTGTGACTACATTAGGGGTTGCTGGTGAAACTTTACAAGGACCAGCATTTGAACCTATTTTCATCACTAACTTTGACGAATTCCAAACTTATTTTGGAGGGACTAGTCCTGAAAAATTTGTGAACACACAAATTCCAAAATATGAGTTGGCATACATTGCAAAATCATACCTATCACAATCTAACCAACTTTTTGTTACAAGAGTACTTGGTTTATCAGGTTACGATGCAGGACCATCTTGGTCTATTGTAACTATTGGTAATGTTGACCCATCTACTATTAAAGCAACTGGTACAACAACCGCTGTGGGTGTAACATTTACAGGTAATACTGGTGGAACGGTTACTTTAACTTCAGTACCTTCTGCTTTGAATGTGAATGGTAACTTCTACACTCCGTATACACAATTTAATGGAGGCACATCAACCATCGGCTCTGACTTACAAACTTATATTGCAAATCAAATTACATTATACTCAACAAGTGCATCCACTTCAGGTAAAACTGCAATATTTTGGGGAACTGTAAGTGCCTCAACATTCAACAGTACTACAGGTGTCACATTGAACGGTACAGGTGCAATTAATACGTGGACTGAAACATTTGGGGTTGGTGTATTAACAGGGGCAACTGCAGCATCATTAAGTGCACAAACAACAAATGACCCTTGGTATTATGGATTATTTAATTACTACCAAAATACTAATAATAACACATATTTTGGACAAGGTATGGGTGCCGCCTTATCGGGTATCTCATCAACTCCTGCGACAGGAGTGTATTCAGGAACTGTAGCATTCTACACAACAACATACTCAGGAGCACCATACTCAACATATGATGATATGGTTGTAGCGACGTTACGTTCAAGAGGTATATCTACATATACATCAACAAATGCCGGTCCATTCTATGAAGTATCAGGTACATCTGATGTAAAAATGATTTGTACAGGTTCTTACTCAGCAGTAACTGAAGACCCATACGCAACTTTCCAAATCTCAGGTAAAACTTATGATAATGATAACTTTACGTTTGAAACATCTATGTTAAGTACTGATAAAAATTACGTAAGAAATGTATTTGGGGCTAGTAACTTTGGGAAATCAAGAACGGAAGTTCCATTATTTGTTGAAGAAACTTACCCTGCGTTACTACAAACAGGTTATAGAGCTGGTCAAATTAGAGGACTATATTGTAACTTAGTTTCATTACCAGGTGCAAGGTCTTTGAATTCGGATAGTATCGGTTTCTACTTAGAACAATATCAAACACCTGAAACACCATTCGTTGTATCTGAATTACGTGGTAATAAAGTTTTCAAACTATTCAAGTTTGTTTTAATTTCTGATGGTAATTCGGCAAACCAATACGTAAAATTATCAATTGGTAACATCTCATTTAATAACGGAACTTTTGATGTATTTGTAAGAGACTTCTATGATAACGACCAAAACGTTAGAGTATTAGAAAGTTTCACAAATTGTTCATTAGACCCAACACAAAATAATTATGTGGCAAATAAAATTGGTACATCTAATGGTGAGTATGAGGTGAAATCTAAATATGTTATGTTGGAAATGAGTGATGAAGCACCAACAAATGCGTTACCTTGTGGTTTTGAAGGTTATGTAATGAGAGAATATGCTAACGCAACTCCTCCTTTCACACCTTATAAAACAAAATACTACTTAGCGGGTGAAACAATTTATAACCCACCTTTTGGTTCAACAAGTGGAGGTGACAATCCTGTAATATCAAGTGGTGAAAACCCAAGAAGAGCTTACTTAGGTATTTCAAACATTACAGGTTTTGACTACGACTTCTTCCAATACAAAGGAAAACAAATACCAACAAGTATAGCAACAAGTACAACAGGACCAGCTTGGGGTTATCTTACTAAAGGTTTCCACATGGATAGTGGGGCAACAGTTGTTACTATTTCTAACTCTTATGCAACTTCAGGTCAATCGGCATTTGAAGTAGGTGTAGGTTCATTCAACTCTGAACCAACAGATGCAAGTAATCCTTATTACAAATTAAACACTCGTAAGTTTACATTATTAGCTTACGGAGGTTTCGATGGTTGGGATATCTACAGAGAGTACAGAACTAATAGTGACTCATATGCTTTAGGTCAAACAGGTTTCAAATATGGTGCGGCAAGTTCAGCAACATACCCAACAGCAACAGGATGGGGAGCATTCAAAGCAATCTCAGGTCCTAATCAAGAAAGTTGGGCAAATACTGACTACTACGCATACAAATGGGGTCAATCAACATTTGCTAATCCTGAATCAACAAATATTAACGTATTTGCCACACCAGGTATTGACTACGTAAACAACTCAAACTTGGTCGAAGATGCAATTGATATGATTGAAACAGATAGAGCGGATTCAATTTATATTACAACAACCCCTGACTTTAATATGTTCTTACCTTCTTATCAAGATATTACTGAAGGTCTTATCTACCCTCAAGAGGCGGTTGATAACTTAGAGAACACAGGAATTGACTCTAACTATACTGCAACTTACTACCCTTGGATTTTAACAAGAGATACAGTTAACAATACACAAATCTATATTCCTGCAACTTCAGAGGTTGTGAGAAACTTAGCATTAACTGATAACATCGCGTTCCCTTGGTTCGCATCTGCAGGTTACACAAGAGGTCTTGTAAATGCAATTAGAGCAAGACGTAAGTTGACTCAAGATGATAGAGATACTTTATACAAAGGAAGAATTAATCCAATTGCTACTTTCTCCGATGTAGGTACTGTAATTTGGGGTAATAAAACTCTTCAAGTTAGAGAATCTGCACTTGACAGAATTAACGTAAGAAGATTGTTATTACAAGCACGTAAGTTGATTTCAGCTGTAGCCGTTAGATTATTGTTCGAACAAAACGATAGTAAAGTAAGACAAGACTTTTTGGATTCAGTTAACCCTATTTTGGACCAAATCAGAAGAGACAGAGGTTTGATTGACTTTAGAGTTCAAGTATCTAACACACCTGAAGATTTAGACTCAAACACCTTGACGGGTAAAATCTTCTTGAAACCAACAAGAGCGTTAGAATACATTGATATTGAATTTGTTATCACACCGACAGGAGCATCTTTTGATGACATCTAATAAAACAAAATAAAAAAATGGGGGGTAGAAATATCCCCCATAACTTATTTAATATAAAAACACTATGAAAATAGAAAAAAAATTAATCAAAGAATCTTTAGGTTATAAAACCGAAGGTAAAAAAACATTTGCTGAAAAAAAACAAAATATTGTTATTACTGAAGCACAATTAGAAAAATTACTAGAGAAACTAAAAAAATAATGGACATTAGAAAACACATTAAAGAATTCGTTGAATCTCGTAAAATAAATGAGGGGTTTACTGAAGAAGGTAATCCTGATACTAAATACTATGCATTCGATTGGGATGATAATATAATGTTTATGCCAACATCTATTATGACTCTAAGTGAGAATGACGAAGAAGTCCCTATGTCTACAGAAGATTTTGCTGAACATAGACACCAAATAGGTAAAGAATCTTTTTCATATAAAGGAACGACGATTGTTGATTTTGCACCAGACCCGTTTAGAAACTTTGGGGTTAAGGGTGATAAAAGATTTGTATTAGATACGATGGTTGCATCTGTTGGTCCTTCTTGGAATGACTTTGTTGAATGTATAAATGGAGGTTCGATTTTTGCGATTATCACGGCAAGAGGCCACAATCCAAAAACACTAAAGGAGGGTGTCTATAATTTAATAATGGCTAATAAAAATGGAATCAACACAAGAACATTAGCAGAAAACCTTCACAAATATAGAAATATTGGTAATGAAGTATCTTCAGACAGTAAATCTAAAGCGTTGACACCAAAAGAGTTAAGAGAATACTTGGACCTTTGTAAATTTTACCCCGTGACTTTTGGTGAAGGTTCCGCAACCAATCCTGAAGAAGGGAAAATTAAAGCGATGAAGGAATTTATTTCTTACTGTAAAGATATGGCAAAAGAGGTGGGTGAAAGAGCTTTCTTCAAAAATGATGTAGAAAACAACGAAATTTTACCAATTATTGGTTTTTCAGATGACGACCAAAGAAACATAGAGACTATGAAAGACTTTTTAGATACACATGATACTGAAAAACTAGTAAGAACTTATTTAACTAAAGGAGGAGAAAAGAAAGAATACTAGAAAGTTATTTATACTGCAACTATAATTTCAAAAAAATTGGAAGTAAATAGAAAAAAAATTACTTCATAATATTTATAATAAAATAAAAGAAACAAAAAACTAATACGATATGGCTGATTTACTAATGAAAATGCCTTTTCAATATGAACCTAAAAGAAAAAATAGGTTTATTATAACGTTCCCATCTTCTTTGGGGATTAACTCTTGGTATGTTGAAAGTAC